GGTAGTTTGGTTCGCGGGAAAATGGGTGGCAACATCGGGGTCATCTTGGCATGGGAGAACGAAGGCTGGCTTGTCAGCTTTCCAAAGTATGGTATGGTTTTCCACATGCCACCCAGTCTCTTGGAGTTGGTAAATGCGAGTCGGTAATTTGGTACGTCACAGATTCTCCGAGTCTGGTATGCTCGGCATAGTGGTTAAAAAGGGTGTCGGTGACAAGTGGCTTGTCTCTTGGAACGATGGGCGAATTAGTTGGACTGTTCGATCGTTGTTTGAGGCTGTTGATGAAGGTGGGTGATCTGGTACACATGCCTGGTTCTATCGAGCCGATCACCGGCATCGTGCTGCAAGCGGACGGTACAGGTGTTGTGCGGGGCACCGTGCGACCTAACCGCGTTAAAGTTTTCTGGATTGAAGATGGCGAGGCATCATGGGAGCCTAAGAAATGGTTGGAGGTTGTTAGTGCAAGTAGGTGATATTGTTAAAAGTTTTCTTACCGAGCAGATAGGTGTCGTGCTGGACATCAAGCCGCTTGGTTCGATCCACGTAGTGTGGACCACGCAGGGCGATTCCCTTTTCGGTCCCGGTAGCAAAGAATGGTGTGACGAAAGAAGTTTGGATCTCTTGACATCCTCTTGACAAAGTTTAGCTTGCTAAGTTTGCTCAGGGCGTTATATTATAAGGGTAAGGAGAAAACACATGTCATACAATGGAACCGTCCGCTGCTCATACTGCCATCAAACCGGTCACAACCGTCGCAAGTGCCCTGACCTGACGGACGCTATTGGACGCCTGTACCAAGGACACATCCTCAACGCCAAGGATGCCCGCGCCGCGGGAGACGTGGCGAATGCTGAGTGGCACGAGCAGCGCGCAGAGTTGAAGCGCCAAGAGTATATGAAGCGCACCAAGGTTGACCTTGCTACCGGCGAGAAGGTTAGCAACAAGGCAGCTCAGGCTGTTCGCCTGAAGAAGGTGACTTGCGGATACTGCGGTGAGCGCGGGCACACTCGCCGCACGTGCGAAGCGGTGAAGATTGACAAGCAAGTTTTCATTGAAGCGGCCAGGCACACCCGGCTTGCTGCACTCGAACATGCCCGCGAGATCGGAATCGGTCTTAACTCAATCGTGCCACTTAAACTGTGGGGCTATCACAATGGTGAGTATGGCAACCACGTCACACACCGCTACATCCAGAGTGTTGAGTGGAACAAAGTCGTCCCGCGTCGGCCGCACCTGATCGCCATCCACACCGATGTCACAAAGCTGGGCGCGCCCAATCAGGATGCCCATATGGGAAGGGATACATTTGCCTCAATGGTCACCAAGATGAACGACGCCCAGCAGGATTGCAATTCGCCGGTACCGGCATCACTCATCCCAACTCTTGACCCTCCGGCTGGATGGCTGGACGCCTCTCCTGCTACAATGGCTGAGGCGCTGCGCGATGAGTTCCCTACCGCTGGGCCAGAAAAAGAACGCAATTGGATTTATAAATACCCAGAGGGCAAGACGGCCGATGCTATCAATGATTTGGGGCTGCAAGAGCACTATCCTCACATGTCTTGACATTTCCTTGACATCTTTTACCTTGATCATTCTCTCAGAGCGGTTATATTATAAGGGTAAGAAAGAGACAACAAAAGTTGTCATCAACAACAAAAAACCTCTGACATTTGCTTGACAAGAAAATACTTGACCTAAATGCCTTACCATGCTATATTTATAGTGTAAGGCAAAGAAACAACATTCCTCACGGAGAAACACATCATGGCTATCGACTTCGCAACATTCAACACTGTCGCTCCTCACATCCTCAACAGCCGCTTGCCTGTTCTTGTGCGCGGTCGTCATGGCGTCGGTAAATCCGAGGTGGTTTACCAGATTGCTGCTGACCGCGGCTTGCCAGTGGTCGAGCGCCGCGCTTCTCAGATGACTGAGGGCGATCTTCTCGGTCTCCCTGATACTGCTGATACTGCTATCAACGGCCGCAAGGCTACCACTTGGAACGCGCCTGACTGGCTTGTGACCGCTTGTGAGGAGCCTGTAATGCTCTTCCTCGATGAGGTGGACCGCGCTACGCCAGAAGTCCGTCAGGGTCTCTTCGAGTTGACTGACAGCCGCAAGATCAATGGCTGGCACCTCCACGCTGACACCCTGATCGTCGCTGCTGTCAACGGTGGCGAGCACGGTGCTCAGTACCAAGTTGGTGAGATGGACCCGGCAGAGCTTGACCGCTGGACTGTCTTCGATGTCGAGCCTTCGATCGAAGACTGGCTCAAGTGGGCTAACGATCGTGTCCCTTCTATCGTGTGGGACTTCATTAACCATAACCGTAAGCACTTGGAGCACGAGGGTGATTTCGAGCCTAACAAGGTTTACCCTTCTCGTCGCTCATGGTCACGCTTCTGCAACACCGCAGAGCCGGCTGGTGTTTTCGCTGAGGACGGTAGCCGTGACCTGCTCTTCAACCTTGCGACCGCCTTCGTCGGCTTCGAGGCTGCTGTGTCCCTCCGTGACTTCGTTGAGAAGTACGAGTGGCAAGTGACCATCGAGGACATCCTTGACAACGGCGAGTTCGACAAGGTTGACAAGTGGGGTATCAACGACCACGCTGCCATGATTGAAAAGTTTGAGGCTGCCAAGGTATTTCAAGAGGCTCTTAGCCCAGAGCAAGTTACTAACTTGGCCGAATACTTCGTGCGCTTGCCATCTGAGATCGCCATGAAGCTCTGGACTGTCCTTGGTGACGCTGATAACATCGAGAATGTTGTCGCTCTGCACAAGGCAGAGACATCTGAGGGCACGCGGGTCTCTGATCATCTTGTGGAGATCCTTGGTGGCAACACTGATTCATAGACTGCCCCCTATCGACAGAGATCCCGAAGTTGGTGATCTCTGTCGTCTCGGAGGGCCCGGTTCGATGCCGACAAACTTCTTTCGCAAACACGGAATGGGCATGGTTATTGATAAGAAGGTACACCCCAGCACTCGCGTTGCAAATTATGAAGTCAAATGGCTCAAAAGTGAGGAACGCATGCGATTTTTCAAAGAGGATCTGATCATTGTCTCAAACGTGGACTGATAAGCTGTCTGTGGGCGATCTGGTGCTCGCTGTTAGGGATGGCAAGCCGGCAGTAGTGATCGGCAAAGAAGAGACAGCACAAGCCAAATACGGAGACATAGCCAATAAGCGATGGCGATTCAAGATTCACATTGACGGAGAGCAAGGATGGCTCGATGAAGTTCGAATGAGAACTGGATACAAGATCCCTTGACATTTCCTTGACAACTTAATCCTTGCAATTCGCTACCACCCATGCTATATTATATAGGTAATGAGGAGAACACATGTCAGACGACAAAACCAAAAAGCCCTTCAATCTCAATATGCACACCGCTCGCCTGCTCATGCGGGAGCCGTTCTTTGCCGCTCTGTCGCGTCGTATCGACAAGATTGCATCCACGGCTATCCCTACCGCTGGCGTGCGCGTAAACCCCGATAGCGGGCAGTTTGAGATGCTGTACAACCCTGAGTTCATGGGTGCCCTTGAAGAGCGTCATCTGCAAGGTGTTTTAATGCATGAGTTCTACCACCTTATCTTTGAGCATGTGACCAGCCGCAAGCCTGCTGACGGCCTTAAGAAGATTGACAACATTGCGATGGATCTGTCAATCAACAGCCACATTTCTGACTACCTTCCTAGTGAAAACAACCCCGGCCCTGCTATCAATGGCGAGCCCATGAAGGCGTGTCTGGCCGGCGAGGGTCCGTTCAAAGACCTTCCCCCGTTCAAGTCCTACGAGTGGTATCTTGAAGCGTTGAAAGACATGTCAGAGGGCAACGACGCTGACGGCGAGTCCGGTGAGAGTGGCGGTTTTGGCGATATGGATTCTTTCGATTCTCATGAGGGCTTCGGCGAGGCTGATGGTACCACACAAGAAATTGCCAAAGAGCGCCTTAAAGAAGCAGTCAAGAAAGCAGCCGAAGAAGCTGAGAAGTCCAGTAACTGGGGCTCTGTCTCACACTCCATGCGCCAAGACATCATGGATCGCATTGCGACTAAGGTTGACTGGCGCAAGGTTCTTCGTTACTTCGTCAAGACTTCACAGCGCGCAGAGAAGCGGTCAACGCCTCGCCGTCTCAACAAACGGTTCCCAAAGGTCCATCCCGGCAAGCGTGTCCGTCGTCAAGCGAGGATCGCCGTCTCCATCGATCAGTCCGGCTCTGTAGATGATGGCATGCTCTCTGCGTTTTTCTCTGAGTTGAACAAGCTGGCGGAGATCGCAGAGTTCACGGTGATCCCCTTCGACACTAAGGTAGCCGAGAGCAAGATATACACATGGAAGAAAGGACAGAACAAGAAGACCGAGCGTGTTCTGACTGGTGGCACATGTTTCAACGCGCCTACCAAGTATGTCAATGAAAAGGGTTTTGATGGTCACATCATTCTGACCGATCTCATGGCTCCCAAGCCAGTGGCTAGCAAGTGTCAGCGCATGTGGATGACCACCAAGCGATATGCAGCGCGCCCGTACTTCCAAACCAATGAGCGCATTATTGCAATCGATTCTTGACATCTGCTTGACAGTCTTTACCTTGACGGTGAGGGCCATCAATGCTATATTATATAAAGAACCAAGGAGAAAAATCATGCCCGCAATCGGACCTCGACTTAGCAATGATGGCGTACTAGACGCTTGGACAAGAGGCGTAAGTGCTCGTAATCACAGGCTTTCTTTGAAGAGTGTCGCTTATGATGATGGCTATACTGACCTGTACAGCTATCATCTCAAGATCGGCTCTCGGACTCCGGCCGGCGTGTTGGTGCTTGCAAACTATACTGCGCCGGCTGGTGGCTTCATGTCAATGACCACATCTCAGCACGTGTGTCTCGCCAAGCATACGACGGACAACCCCGTGATCATGAACCCACTTGTCTGGGAATCTTCACCGTTAAGCAATGAGATCCCGTTCTAGTGGGCAACTTCAAGCCGGGTGATCTCGTTAGGGTCAAGGCAGGAACCCACCAAGATGGGATGCCGGACAGCCGCTTAGCGATGATCATAGAATCAGAGGACGCTTATCGTGGAGAAGTGTTTGAGGTTCTGTTCCTTGGCACAGACACACCCATGAAGTTCCACCAAATGTTTCTAGAACCCTTTACAACTACCTGACACCAAAAACCTTGCCAAATCGCCCCAAGTGGTTATATTATATGGGTAGAAAGGAGAAAACACATGCTAGCTATCCCACTCATCCGAACCGAAGACGATTCAAAGCTGACGCCAATCGAGCGCACCACTCTCGCATGCGAACAGGTGATCACCGCGATGATGATGTATACGACCGTCAACGATCATGATCTGAGTGCTGCCGAGGTTGAGTCTTTTACTCTCGTCAGTGTTGCAACTATTATCCCAGCAGAGGCATAGATGACTGAGCTTCCTGTCAAAGTACAAATGCCGCCGATGCTCTACACGGATATGAAAGGTCAGCGCTGGGCGGTGTCTGGCCAATACTGGGTCGCTGTGCCTGAGACATCTACACTTGATACCATCGGTGATTACATGGTTCACGTGCCTTGGACGCCGGCGGCAAAGCCCACACTCGTTAGCCAGTCATGGGGAGTCAAAGGCAGCAAGGGCAATGAATACACGGTCACTGTCAGCGAGGGTCAGTGGTCCTGCACTTGTCCGGGCTTTGGCTTCCGTCGTAAGTGTCGGCATATCAAAGAGATCAAAGATTCCATGACATCTTCTTGACAACTTAACCCTTGCGATCCGCTGCCCCCTATGTTATATTATATGTATAGAAAGGAGAGAGAACTATGATTGAAGTTGGAAGTATGGTACAGAGCAAATATGTGCTGAGTAACGGTAAAGAGGGAAATCTTGGATTGGTGATGGAGATGCGTAACACAGAAGAAGGTCAGTATGCGCTGGCTCACGTATTTTACCCAAAGACCCGCACATTTGGTTGGGTTGCCATTAAAGACATGAAGGTGATAGCATGAAACCCGGTAGTCTAGTGCGAGAGATCATTGATGGAGACATCGGCACTATTACAAAATGGTCTCAAGACGGGTGGGTCGTCTTCTTTCCTAACCACAATTGTGAATTCCACATGCACACAAACCTTTTGGAGCTAATAGCATGAAAGTCAAAGCAGTAATCAAGAAAATCAAAACACACTTCAAGAAGCAAGGCATTGATATTGATGTGGAGTATAACGGAACGCGCTGGGCCTTCCAGCATAACGGTTACGTTGGTTCATTCTTGGCCAACGGAGCGATGGCAGATGACACGGCTGCTCAACTTGAGGCTGACGCCTGCAACTTCCACGTTCGCCGCGGCGATGACTACTCAGATATACAGTCCGACTATTTTGCTGGCTCATTCCGTGACAACGCAACTCAGATGATCGAGGCTCTGCTCCCGAAGCCGCCAAAGTTCCCGGTTGGTTCGTTGGTCCGAGGCAAGCAAAACAAGCGCGCTATGCGTCAAGGCTATGCTGGTAAGGTTGGTCTGGTGATGCCTAAGACTGGTGGCGGTTACGCTCGCGTAGCTTGGACTGGTGAGAGTGAGCCAAGATGGGGCTGGACGACTTACCCAGAGAGAGACTTAGAAAGAGTCTCTTGACATTTCCTTGACACGATCACCCTTGCATTTACCCCTCCGCTATGTTATATTATATGTATAGAAAGGAAAGAACACTATGACCTACCGACTGACTTTTGACATTACCGCCCGCAACGCCGATGCTTCGGAACTGCTCGATCGCCTGATTGAGTTTCAGAAGCAACTTGTTGAAGAGATTGAAGAGGATGAGGATTGGGATGGTAACATCATCGAGAATGTAGGTGATGAAGATACTTGTAGTGTTGAGTCTATTGACTAGTCCCTGACATTTCCTTGACAACTTAGTTGTTGACTTACCCCCACATTTTTGGTATAATGGTTATACCAAATAGGAGAAAACCATCATGGCTACACAACTCGACACCGTTACCCTTTATTCCGATGCTGTTAATCAGTTTACTGACAGCATCCTTCCGATGTTCCAAGAGGGCGAGCAACTCATGGGCTACCCTGACACCGTTGCACGCTCCGAGGCATGGAGCAGCTTCATTGATGACCTGCACGCCAATGAGGAAATCAGCGATTGGCAAGTCGCGAACTGGGAACACCCCGATTGTTGTAACGACTAACATTTCCTTGACAACTTAGTTGTTGACTTTTCCCCATTTTTCAAGTATAATATAGTATATCAAGTAAGGAGATATATCAATGCAAAGAGCCATCGATCAAATCAAAATCCAAACCAAGAAGAACTACAAGCCTGCGCCGGCTCCGCCAACACGCAAGCAACTCACCGGCTGGACCGTTGAGCAAGTTGGTCCGCAAATGTGGGTTGTCTTCCGCAACTCCACCACGCAAGGCAAGCAAGCTGTCATGGACTTCCCTGATCCTTCTTGGGCTGAGTCATTCGCTGCTGGCTGTAACGCAGAGCACAAGAACCCAACCCGCATGAGCGCGGCAAGCCTTCGCAAGAAGAACAAAGAGCACTTGACCGAGGATGATAAGCTCGCTCTTGCAGCACTCAAAGATGGGGAGGGCATTTAAGATGTACAGTACAGAAGATAAAATCGTCGATGCTCTTGGTGCCTTCCTCTGGACAGGTATTCTTATTCTTATGATGGCAGTTTAATATCACACCTAGCCCGTAAAGCGCAAAGCGCGAGAGGTCAAAGAAAATGAAAACCCCCCACCAACGGCTCTAAGAGGATTAGCCACCCTCCTAACAAACCTGCTGGAATAATAGGAGAGCCGCCAGCCTTATAAATATAGAAGCCGATCCAGCATAGTCGAGTAGAGCGCGACCATAAACAAAGACTCTCCATTTATTATGTCAAAGTATTACATCTCTCAAACTATTGTCGAAGTCGTTGACGGTCGCCTGACCTGCCGAGAGGTAGTGATAACACGTGCTGACGCTAAGGTAGACAAAGACTCCGCGAGACTACAGAATATAAAACTGTTTAAGTCAAAGCTAACTGCACTTGGTATAGAGAACCTGCATGTGTGTGAGTACGATAAGAAGCGTTATAATAAACTCATCAGAGAGCAGAACAAGTATAGAAAAGATAAGAAGTTGACTGTAGCTGACTTGGCAAAGATGACCGAGCAAGCGGAAGAACTAGGCAGTAAGAATGTTTAAGGTTGGAGAGTTAGTAAAAAGAAAAGCAATAGACCGTAAACGAACACGCTCTTATTGTGTGGTAGTAGACAGAGGAGAGGATAACTATACATTATATAACAATGCATTAAAGTGTTTACAGTTAGTAGCCATACCAGTAGTAGAAGGATTATATAGCAAAGTGGATTAAAGTGGTATAAAGTGGCTTATGGTGTCTTGTGTACGTTTAGTGATATGTTTGTGTACAGTGTAGTGTATTATTAATGTGTTTGTATATGTGTGCCAGAGTGTGAATGGTCTTAGTATATATGCTCTATCACGGTTTGTCAACATGTATATTGTATGCTACAACATTGTCCTGCTGTCTCAATGACTTACACTGCGCCTGTATCACCAGCAATATCAACGACTTACGAGAGCATGCTGTCGCATGTAACTCACACCTTGACAAGTGATGCGAGATGTGTTATGATATAAGCGAGGATAGTACAAATGGATTTATGTTTGATAACGATTGGTGGCATTAAGTTCTGCGCTCCTGAGATAGATTTGCTGCACCTGCTGATGGAGGATGACGATCCCCACTGGACTGTGCTAGAAATATCCAACGCCCTGCCGTATGATGTGAACGATACGTGGGTATACACGCAGTCACTAATACTATCAGGCATAATCGAACGTGCTGACATGTCGCAGAGTCTCGAGACCATAAGTAATATTACATTAACTGTACCATCATCTGCGGCAGACTGGATGGCAGAGCACCAACAAGATATAGATGATGCATTCATTGTACTCAACCCAGACATGTTTGATGTGACAGAAGTGGCGGAAGCATGAGACTAAGAGCGAGAGTAAACAGACTATTAGATACAGGTGTAATAATATTATCTTATGCGCCAGTAGTGTTATATGTTTATGCGTGTGTATTAAGAGGAACTAATATTACATACCCACAAGATCGTTCATGTCATGATTGACAATTGATTTACATGTGGGAGGGGTACCCCCCTACCCCCCTACCGGGATGTATGTCTCTATGCCGGCTGTGACGGCTATGTGGCAGCTAAGCCTGTTTTCAATCGCGCGGTAAAAATTTGAGATTTAACCATACCGGGTAGTAGTTACAGTGTGGTATTCAGGGAGCTATTTCAGACGGCGCCTGTTCACGACTTTGCAGTCGGGGACTTGGTCACGTGCAGTTGTCATGGGGGCCTTGCCGTCATAGTTCGTATATTTGACGGCGTTAATGAGAAGGAAGTCGACTACCCTCCAATGAATATGGTCCAGATTTGGTGGCTAAGGTACCCACACGCCGGTATTAGGGAAAGGTTATGGATGCATACCATATCAAGATTAAAAAGGACCACAGCCGAAAATTACGCGCCTAAAAATTTTACAGATTAGAGCATAGTTACAATGTGGGTAAGAAAAACAAACCAGATGAGTATGTAGTAGGAGACTTGGTACGCTACGTCGAGTACTTCTACTACCCAGGCATACCAACCGCATCCAATCACGTAGTCGAGAACAACGATATCGGGATAGTTGTTGCAGAGGTCAATACAGTATACGGCAATACATTGTACGACGTGTACTGGCTCAGGGCAAACATACGGTGCTATACCGCAAGTTTGAATCTTAAATTGGCGTATTTGAAAAAAGGTATCTAATTAGAGAGTAGGAAAAACCACCATGCAGATTACAGAAGACCGCTTACATGAAATAATCATGGAAGAACTAACAAAAGCCGATAAGGCCGCGGTTAAAGCCATGGTTAAGAAAGAGCTTAAGGCCATGGTGGAAGATGAAGTAGCTAAGGCCATCAAGTCTAAGCAAATAAAAGACGATATCGGGGATATATCTAAGAAGATTTTGAAAAAGTTGTACAAGGACATGTCCGTGCACCACCCATATATCATTGATAGAATTAAAGTATGATTTTAAGTGCGTGTAAAAAGGTGCTAAACTACTTATACACCGAATAAAGGATATACCCATGATCAAAGCAAAGATACTGGTTTTTTCACTGAGTGCAATAGCAACTACTGGCGTGGTAGAAGTTCGAGAGCAAGCAATGCCCAAGCCCGAGGTTATGCCCATCCCTTACAGGTCGGTCGGGGATTCCGTACCCGTACAACCAAACCCCTACGCTCCTGTAACACAATGCAAAGATATCAGCATCGACGGCAATGTCGACATTAACGTCATTAACTCATGTGCCGTAACGCGAGTCGGGTGGCTTAGACTCTAGCAGATACTAGTTAAGGTGTGGACCTTAAACCCGGCATGTTCTTATACGATGTCACCGATAAGAGTATATCTGTACTTATTCGGAGATTTTGGTCATATGAGGGACAGGAGCCACCGGTATACGCACGTAGAAATCCGGAGTTCTTTAAGGTATGGGTGTGGGAAACTGTTTCGTCAAAGGAAGGTAAAACGTTTTGGTCTGAGACTGGCCTACTTAATTTGATTAAAGCGGACATTATTATCGTCCTTGGAGATATTTAAATAACTATGCAAACAAACTTGCGCGATGAGTCTGAACGTATTAAGTTATATCCCGGCGATATGATCGTTGACATTACAAGTAATAATGTCGGAATCTTGGTCGAGCGTGTTCGGCGCATTAGTATACAAGATGATGATGTTTACTTTTGGACTATACACTGGTCTAAGGAGTCCGAACAACTTATGCCCATGACCTTACAAATGGAAGAAGAAGGTCTTAGAATATCGATAGTAGTTGGTTTATACGATCTTTTCTCTTCGGATGACTTTTCAAAAATGGAATAAAATTTTTAGTGAAAAAAAATATGGAAAAAAATTCGAATTTCGCTGTCGGAGATCTCGTGACCATTAAACACGATCGATGGATGCAAGCTGACGTCGCGACTGGTATCATCATCGATATTGGTCTGCGCGGCGGCGAAAAGCAAACAATAATGTTTCCTGCTTGTTCTGTTTTTAACATTAAAACTTCACAAATCGATAGATTATATTTATACAATTTGGAGCTTCTTTCCACTGGTCAATAGTTACAATAGTGGACAAAATAAATAAAATCATGCTCCCGGTGGCCATAGGTGCGTTCTTTGTAAATGTATGGTTGCTTGCATGGGCTCACATAACTAATCTACACGATATGCAAATTTTGGCGATTGGAAACATGATGTTATTAAGTTTTGTTCTTATTCGTCGTGATTAATATCGGCGGTGTATTTATTACAGATGGCATAAAATTTAGGAGGGCTAGATGTGGGGTTATTACTTTTTGTTTTGAGTATGGTGGGCTGTTCCACTGATTATATGGTTGGTGGCGGAACAAAGATTGTCACCGAATATAAAGAAGTAGAGGTTGAAGTTGAGGTAGAGGTACCCGTGGAGGTGCCGGTCTATGTTGAAGTAGAAGTACCAGTTAATGAGGGTGAAATTTGGATTGATTCATTTACGCAACATATGTCAATCGACGGAATTGATATTTTATGGGTCATCGACCGATCAGGTTCTATGGGTCGATACAACGCAGAATTATTAGCCGGCGTTGAAGCTATGCTATTAGCTTTACCAACTTCTGATTGGAGATTGGTGATGATTAGTGCTGATCCAAGTAAAGCAGTCCTTAGTACTGAATTTCCATTGGTACCGGGTGATGACATCGATGATGCAGCCACAATGTTGGCAACTCTTACATCGGCGCCATATGAAGAGGGGTTCAATTCTGTATATGATTATATGAATCACAATCCCTATTCTTCAACTTGGATGCGCCCAGATGCAGGATTATTAGTAGTATTTGTTTCGGATGAAGAAGAACAAAGCACTGTGGAATATCCTGCTGTGTCTGATTTCTTAAGCTGGTATGGATCATTGCGGATGGGATCAGTCTTTATGGCAAGTGTCGTAAATCGCGAAGGTACTGACTCTGTGTGTGATTTCCCTCCAAACCCTATTGATGTGGGTGACAGATATATGGAAGCCACAGGATTATTGGGTGGAGTGGTTGTCGATATTTGTGACACTGACTGGTCTCCCGGTGTAACCGATGCAACTCATTCGATTGAACCTATTGAAGAAGTGGTATTAACCCACAAAGCTGAGGTTGATTCAATTAGGGTGTTCATTAATGGTTCTTTGAACCATGATTGGTATTATCAAGAGTCGAACAACACGGTTTATTTTACTATTATTCCATCCGCAGGTCAGTTAGTAGAAGTTGGATATAGATATATAAGCACGCCGGACACGGGTATAGACACCGGTAGTGGTTCCTAGGAGGGAATATAAATGAGTTACTTACATATAATGATGATTGCGATGATGTCTTTTATTTCGCCAGTGAAAGCAGAAACCAGTATTCCAGCGCCAGTTGAACAAATTAATTCTTCAATGAATATGGCACAAAAACGAGTTAGAGAAGCTGCTGTTAAGATAAATACTGGTGGTGGTCATGGCAGCGGGTCGTATATTGTATATAGAGATGCGCATCTAGTGTTTACAGCACAGCACGTTACAGATGGACCAATAGGTTCAACATATTACGTGTACAAAGATAAAGAAATGAGAATGGCTACCTTGATATGGTCCAGTGCCAGCGCGGACATGGCTGTTTTACATTTGTCAGAAAAGTTTGTTACGATTAGTCCGATGAAATGGAGCCCTCAAAACAGAACAGCTGAAGTTGGAACTGAAATAACATACTCTGGGTACCCCTCGAGTCACCAACTTATGACATTTGAAGGAAGTGTTGCGGGATATGCTGAAAAAGCAGGACTAGCAAAGCAAATTATAGTTAATACATATGGATGGTTTGGGTGTTCTGGCTCAGTAGTATACACTTTATCGGGAGATATTGTTGGAATTCTGTACGGAGTTGATGTAGAATACTATCCCGGTGTCCAAGTACAAGAAAATATGATTTGGGTTGCCCCAATCCAGACAATAAAAATGGATGTTATCCTAAAAAATATGTGCCATGGCCTTCCAAAGGGCACTATGCGAGCATGCAGGTAGCATGAAAACCAAATGGCAACAATATTTATCAGAAGGCGAGCTAAGTGCTGTGGGTATTGTTGTTTGTTTGGACGAAAATAATAAATTTTTAATCATCAGACGTTCAAATATAGATGAAAGAGGAGGTCAATGGACGATTCCGGGCGGTCACATCGACGAAGAGGACCGGTCAATTGAATCAGGGGCGGTTAGAGAACTAGATGAAGAGACCGGCTTGTTATGTAATACGAGTGATTTAATTTATCTTGGCGAACCAAAGCCACAAAAGTATTATTTTTTAACAAAAACATGGTCCGGCACAGTTAATGTTGATAAGCCTAACCCAGAAACTGGACTTGTCGAGCATGATGATTACAGATGGGCCACATTTGAAGAGATAAAAGAGATTGCCAATAGCGAAATACCGATCTATTTATTGGAGCAAGCTTTGGAAATGTCTAAAAATGTCTGATTTATATGGTTCCCTAGAAGAAAAAAAGAAAAAAGCAGGGACTGAGTCCAGTAAAGAGTCTTCTTTACGTGATTGGTTTGGCCGTAAGGGCGCCAAAGGTTCTAAAAAAGGATGGGTTGATTGTAATTCTCCGGACGGGAAAGGCGGATACAAGTCTTGTGGCCGTGGTTCTGGCGAAAAACGCAAGAAATATCCTGCATGCCGGCCTACTCCTGGCGCCTGCAAGGAGCGTGGGAAGGGAAAATCATGGGGCAAGAAAGCTAAGAAAAAGAAAAACGAGGAATTATACAAAATGGATTTATACAAAATGATTGAAGAGGAGATTACGGCAGTTATTTCCGAATCTCACTCTAAAGAGCATGAGGAAGAACTCAAAAAAATAGCCGATGAGCTTGCCGGGGCTTCTAAAATGCACAAAGGTCAGTCGGATCGTATCAAAAAGATACTTGATCAAACAGATGATGATGAGTTAAAAGAAGAAAAAATGAATTGTGGGTGTGGCAAAGACCCTTGCGAAACTTATGATTCAGATTCTCCCGTGAAAGTCATCAAAATCGGTACTAATTCTAAAAAAGAGCTTGATGAAGAAGAAGGTAAGAAGGATGCTTGCTACAACAAGGTAAAATCACGCTACAAAGTGTGGCCAAGTGCATATGCCTCGGGTGCGCTGGTAAAATGTCGCAAAGTTGGAGCAGCCAACTGGGGTAACTCTAAAAAAGAATCTATGGAAATCATGATCGAAGACGAATTATCCCAAGTTTTAAGCGAAAAAGCAAAAAAACCTTGTAAACCTTCCAAAGGAAAGCGTTTTGCTAAGCGCGTAGACGGAAAATGTCGCTCGTTTGGACAGAAAGGGCAAGCAAAAGGCGGCGGAGATCGCATCAGACCCGGAACAGCTAAGGGTGATGCGTATTGTGCGCGCTCAGCAAAGATTAAAAAGTGTAAAAACCCCCCATGTGCTAACGCATTGTCTCGCAAAAAGTGGAAGTGCCGCGGCTCTAAGTCAATGAAGGAATAAAAACTGTGTTTTTTATGATAAAATGTAGTAAGTGTCCCAATTGTGGTATGCCTTTGGTAGATGAAATGTCTTGTGATTATTGCGATTGGAGAAAAAATGCTAAATGATGAAGAAATTCTGTTAAAAACAGTCCATCTTCTGGATACTTTGCAAGAAAAGTGCTGGGATGGCTATAAACAGGTCGGCATGAAGAAGAAGGGTGCTAAAAATGTACCTAATTGTGTCCCGGTCAGTGAGAAAGTGCTCCGTGAAGTCACCGAAGACGAGATGCGAGTGCTTGAAGACGTACTGGACGACTTAGATCCGGCCAATTTACCCCTAAATGATCTTTTTAGTGGCAAAATGCGTGTTGTCATACCATTTCCGACCACTGATCCGTCTACAGAGCTTGGAAAGTTCGCAAAATTCTTTGAAACACAAGAATATGATGTAAATTGGGAGAAAGGTATGGTTTCTGCGACCAGAGAAGTAACAAAGGTTGAAGATTTCATTGCTTCTCTTACTGGTAGCCCACAAAAGAAGAAAATTAAGAAGTTTCAGATGAAAATTGGCAAACTGTTTGTCAAAATAGCAGATTTAGCAAGAAAAAAGAAAGAAATAGCCAAAAATGACCCAGAATTTCAAAAAAATGAAGATTATAGGCGTATAAGTCAACAAATCCTCTTATATATCCCCGCTCCTGGTGTGGCTGGACCCGCTGGTTATGATTTAGAAGATTTAGCTACAAAATACGGTGAATATTGGAAACAGAACGCCGCATACATCAAAAATAACATTAATGAACTTGATAGTGACAAATTTTCCATTATTATCACTCGACATCCGATAGATGTGCTAAGAATGAGCGATTTTGACGATATTACCTCTTGCCACT